CTGTACAGTAGTCTGTATATAACTGTTACAAGGCAGGTGAATACTGCCTATTTTAGGGGAGCATATGACATTCGAAAAGGGGGCTGAGAACCCCAACCGTGCAAAGGCTAATGCTGATAAGCAGAAGGTTCTAGACCTGGTATCCGAAGGTATGTCTGTAGCCACGGCTATGACTAAGATGGGGAAGAAGCCTGATACCGCCCGCATCTGGATAATGCGAGACCCAGATTTTGCTCGTAGGCTAGAGCAGGCTAAGGAAGACGCTAAGACCAACTCCATCAAGGCGCTGGGAATTCCGAAGGATGAAATATCCTTTGCCCAGTTTTCTGAGATGTTCTTGGGGTCTAAGGTGTTTCCACACCACCAGGACTGGATTGATATGATTGAGGGGCGCGACCCCTCCTGGCTCCACCCTGGTATGACCTATGAGCCTGGGGACAAGACTCGTATGCTCATCAATGTTCCACCTGAGCATGCCAAGTCAACCGTAATCACGGTCAACTATTCGACCTACCGTATCGCCATCAATTCGAATGTCCGCATCATTGTGGTTTCTAAGACGTTGAACAAAGCGCGTGAGTTTGTATACTCAATTAAAAATAGGTTGTCCCACCCTCGTTACGCCAAGATGCAAAACACATTTGGTCCTGAAGGCGGCTGGAAGGGTGATGCAGACACTTGGCGCGTAGATACCGTCTACCTTGGTGGCGATGCGCGTGATTCATCTGAGAAAGACCCAACCATCCAAGCCCTAGGTATGGGCGGTCAGATTTACGGCGCTCGTGCTGACCTGATTATCCTAGACGACTGCATCACTACGGCTAACGCCCATGAGTATGAGAAGCAGATTAACTGGCTACAGAAGGAAGTTATTACTCGTCTTGGCAAGAACGGCAAACTGCTTATCGTAGGAACCCGTATTGCAGCAACAGATTTCTATAAGGAACTTCGTGACCCGAAGTACTGGTCTAACGGCAAGTGCCCCTTTACCTATATGGCTATGCCAGCGGTATTGGAGTATGCAGAGAAGCCAGAAGAATGGAAAACTTTATGGGCTAAGTCCGACATCCCTTGGGATGGAGATGATGACGAGCCTGATGAGAATGGGTTATACCCCAAGTGGGACGGGCTTGCTTTACATAAACGGCGCGGTGAGGTAACTGCCTCTACTTGGGCGCTGGTCTATCAACAAGAAGATATAACTGAAGATGCAATCTTTTCACCAGCACTGGTGCAAGGATGTATTAACGGTATGCGAAAGCGTGGGCTTCTTGACCCTGAGAAACCTGGACACCCAACTGTTGTTCGTGGTTATACCATTATTGGATTTGACCCTGCTATGGGTGCTGGGCATGCAGCATTTGTGGTTATTAACTATAACTCTGCTGACAGTCGTATCTATGTACTTGACTGTGTAAACATGTCTGAACCTACACCAGGAAAGATTCGGGACACAATTGAAGACTTGGTTACGAAGTACCGCCCTAATGAGTTGCGTGTTGAGATTAATGCTCATCAAAAAGCGTACTCGCTAGATGATGATTTACGTAACTGGCTTGCTCAGTATGGCTGTGATTTAAAGCCACACTTTACTGGTAAGAACAAGTGGGACACAAACCTTGGCGTTGCTTCTATGTCTTCCTTTTTTGGAACGGCAATAGATGGCAAGTTCCAAAATAACAACTCAATAGAGTTCCCATCTACTGATGGTTCAGAAGGCATTAAGTCCCTACTGCAACAGTTGATGACATGGAAACCAAATACACGCGGTAAGACCGACTGTGTTATGGCTTTATGGTTTGCCGTCTTACGTGCAAAGGAATTAATGCAGGCGGCTTCGTTTACGAACCGATATAAAGAAAATCGTTGGGCAACTCGTGCTCAACTTAAAAAGCGACAGTCCATTAATCTTGACGAAGCATTCCAAGAGCAATGGCAAGAAAACTATGGATAGGAACTATTATGGCTCGTTCAATTAAAATTGAAAGCATTGGTGGTGGAACCCGTGGAGTAGGTGGTTCTGTTTCTCGACCAGTAAAAAAATCTGTTAATAAAGCAATGTTAAAAGCAAATGCAGAAAAAACTGGTCGTAGAACAATTGGTTCTACAACTTTAAATAAAAAAGGACAAGTTGTTGAATACATGTCTGGCAAAAAAGTTACGGGAACTGCTCGCAAAATTAAAGATAACTCTCAACGTACTGAACTAGAGGCTAAAGGATATTCAAAACGCGCTTCGCTTCCAAAATATCCAAGTAAAAAAAATATTGGAAATCCAGACAAATTAACTACACCTAAAGTGCCAGTAAAGCCAAAGGCTTCACGTACTCGTTCAGGAAAGAAGTCTAAGTAATTATGGCGCGTTCAATTAGAATTGAAAGTATTGGTGGTGGCTCACGTGGAGTCGGCGGTTCTGTTTCTCGAACAGTTAAAACAACAAAGGGTAAGGCAAAAGTAAATCGTAGAGTAAATAACATTAATGACGAGGCTGACAACCGAACTGGTGGAGCATTTGGCTATACTTATAACAAAAGTAAACTTAAAGAAGTTGTTGATAATTCTGGCACTACAAAAGTAAAACCACGTAATCTTGGTAAAACATTAAAACAAATTGCACCAAGTCGTAAAAAAGAAGTAAAAATAGTTAATAAAATTATAAAAAATCGTGGCGAAGCAATTAAACCAAATGTTAAAGTAAATCCAAGAAATGTACCTAAAGTACCAGTAAAGCCAAAGGCTTCACGTACTCGTTCAGGAAAAAAGTCTAAGTAATTTTTAATCAATCGTTAGGACACAAATGTTAACAATTAAGCAGATTGCGGCGCGTGTTGAGTCGCTTAAACACCGCGCCCGCGAGCGCGATTCACGACATGAAGATGTTCTAGCAGTACGTCGTGGTCAGATTTCTAGCGTATATCCTGATTTCTTTCCAGATGGTGTTGATGCAAACGTAGTTGCAAACTTTATTGACATTGTTGCACGCGACCTCTCTGAGGTAATGGCTCCGCTTCCTGCTATTAACTGTTCTGCAATTAACCAAGTAGAAGATAAATCACGCAAGTTTGCTGACAAGCGAACTCGTATTGCTTCTAACTACTTCATTAATTCAGACCTGCAAGTGCAGATGTATACTGGTGCAGACTGGTACATCACATTTGGTTTCGTCCCATTCATTGTTGAGTTCGACGAAGAAGCAAAACTGCCGCGTATCCGCATAGAAAACCCTGTAGGTGCTTACCCAGAGTATGACCGCTATGGACGCTGCGTTGCTTTTGCTAAAAAATACCGCATGACAATGGCAGAACTTTGTGCTCAGTTCCCTGAACACGAAGAAGGCATTCTTGGTGATGATGGTTATAACCAAGATATGAATGGTTACCTAACTGTCATTCGATACTATGATAAAGAGCAGTCTGTAATTTATATTCCAGAGCGCAATAACTATCCAGTATCTGTTGCGGAAAACCCAGTCAAGAAGATGCTAGTTCACATTGCACGTCGCCCATCTGTTGATGGCGAGATGCGTGGACAGTTTGATGACGTACTCGGTATTCAGTTGCTTCGCAATCGTTTTGCATTACTTGCAATGGAAGCAGCAGAGAAGTCTGTTCAGTCACCTATCGTCTTGCCTAGTGACGTTCAAGAGTTTGAGTTTGGTGGAGATGGAGTAATCCGCACCAACAATCCTGCTGGCGTTCGCCGTGTAGAACTTCCTATCCCTGCTGGTGCATTCAATGAACAGCAGATACTTCAAGGTGAACTACGCACAGGAACACGTTATCCAGAGTCACGTACTGGTAACGTAGATGCTTCGATTATTACGGGACAGGGCGTTCAAGCCCTTATGGGTGGATTTGATACGCAGGTTAAATCTGCTCAGGCTATCTTTGCTTCAGCACTTAAGAATGTTATTTCAACATGCTTCTGTGTTGATGAAGTTGTATTTGATGTTAAGAAGACAGTTCGTGGCGTAGATGCTGGTTCACCATACGCTATTGAATACACTCCATCTAAAGACATTAAGGGTGACTACTCTGCAGATGTCAGATATGGAATGCTTGCTGGATTAAACCCAGCACAGGGACTTATTTTTATGTTGCAGGCTTTGGGTGGCGACTTAATCTCAGTTGACTTGGCTCAACGAGAAATGCCGTTTGGTATTAACGTCACACAAGAGCAAGAGAAGATTGAAGTTGAAAAACTTCGCAAGGCTCTCATTGGCTCACTGCAAGCATATACACAAACAATTCCACAGTTAGCAACTCAGGGACAAGACCCATTGCCTATTATTCAAAAGATTGCTATGGCAATCAAGGGACGTAAAGAAGGCAAGTCTATTGAGGATGTTATTGAGGAAGTGTTTACACCAGAGAATCCTCCTGCTGGGGCTGCAGTTGAGCAACCCGTCCCCTCTGCTCCTGGCGCTCCAGTAGGAGGCGCTCCTGCAGAAGGACGACCAGATTTACAGATGCTGCTTAGCCGTTTAAATTCTAGCGGTGAAGCAACAGGTTCGGCACAAGTTAGACAGCAACGAGTAATTTAAGGGGGATAGTCATGGCTCCACGCAAGAAACCAACAAGAGTACGTACTGTTAAAAGTGATGACTACACTCCATTAGAAAAATATTGCATTGCTGTAAATGAATATTACAAAGCATTACGCACTGCAGGTTTTTCTGAAGGTGTTGCTATAACAATGATTCAGGATAGAAATTCATATCCAGACTGGATTATTCCAGACCTACCAAATAAAATCGATAGTATTCCATATGATGATGATGAGGATGAGGACTAATGGCACAGCAAGGCGGTTATCGTAAGCCAGAGAATCCTGCACCTATGTCAGGACCTGGTGCTTTATCACAACGCACAGATGGTGGACCAGCGCAAGGCGCTAGATATATTTCTGGACTTCCATATGGACAGGGACAAGCAACATATGACCAGCAAACTGCTGCTCCTATGGCTGCTGCATCACCTATGCCATCTGCACCTGCTGCTGCACCAATGGAAATGCCAACACCATTAATGGCTCCAACATCAAGACCTAATGAACCAATTACTGCTGGGATTAATATGGGTGCTGGTCCAGGTTCAGAAGTTATGATGGATAGACCATCAGAAACAAAAACTATTACTGATACATTACGTGAACTTATTCGCTTTGACCCTAGTGGAGATACGGAACTTATTTATAGAACTCTTGTTGACGAAGGATACTAATGACAACAAAAGTTAATTATATTGTAAATAGGTTAAGCCCTAATATTTATG